AGTAATTACAGACACTTAAAAAAATTGACACTCAAATAATTCAACTTTTTCGGGGGGTAAAAAAGTCGTGTTATTTCAGTGAGATGGCGAAACGGTACGATTTTTGAGGCCGATTTTCAGTATGTTTTTGTTCCCCCAAAACACTTGACTTTCCCGCAAAACGTAGGCGGCCAATCGCCCCGCGTTTTTCCGAAAATGCGAAGCATTAGCGATAAGCACTATCTTTTGGATAGTGTACACTTTACGATAAGTGTTCGGAATCGCTGTAAATCAAAAAAGTCAAGTGGTGCCAAATGACGTTAAATGGCTGAAATTATTAGGGATTCCCGCTAACCGTAGGGACAGTAGCTAAATCTCAATTGGAAAATCGGACGGCCAAAGCAAAAGTTTGATTAATCAAACACGTCTGTTTTACGCTAAGTGCCCGTAATTTTAGAAGTTCTAAATTTCACAATCGAAGTTTTTTGATTTATTCTTATAAGAACAAAGTTGCGCAGAGGAATGTATCTTAGAACATTGCAGCTATTGAGTCCTTCCAAGTCACACATGGCCGAGCGGGTGCATGAAGGGCTTAAGCCTCCGGCAGGGGTGCCTTCGCTGGCGCGTGTGCTAGCGCGAGCCCGCGCGTATTTCATAAATCGCGCGTATCCTTTGAACTAAGGGCGCGTAACCTATTGAAATAATAGGCCATCCTGCATGCGGCACGTTTGTTCTGTGAACCAAGTGCGCGTAACCTATTGAAATAACAGCGCATCCTGCATGCGCCAAGGTTGCCGCAAAGCCAGACTGGATTGAGTTCGCCGCGTCCTCACTGCGACGATTGCAGACGCGACTGCACGCTCTTGTCTGCGCTCATTTGCCCGCCTGTCCTGCCCGTCACCTGCCGCAAGCCAATCTGCCTTTGACTGCGCATGTCCTTGTCTGTACAAAATCGCATTTTACGCAATTTTGTGCTTGACATTTCCGCCGTCCTGCGACACTCTGACTCACGTTCGGGCTGGCGTTGCGCAGCATACTGCCACGCCGCAGATTATCGCTGAACTGCGCCAGCCTTATTTTCAACGCAAGGAGAACCGTATGTCTGACGAACTGACCATCGTGAACGACGCCCCCATTGAAGCCACTGAAGCCACTGAAGCCAAGGAAGCCGCCGCAACCAGCCGCAAGGAAGCTCAGTCCAAGGCCCGCGCGTACCTGCGTGCCGTTGCCGCCGGTCAGCATCCGGAAATCGCGTCCAGCACCCCTGACACGGTTATGGACGCCCTGTGTGTCCTGTTCCCCGTCAAGGCCGCCAAGAGTACCGCTGGCGCAGGCCGCCTGACCGTGATTGACCGTCTCTGCGCCATGTTCCCGGAAGTCGGCGCGGAAGTGCCGCTGCTGGACATTTTCCGCGAGTTTCGCATGGGCGTTGCCGAGATGCGCATCCGCATCCGCGAGTGCGTCTACAACCGCCCTGCCGAGTCCCGCTACTGGATCACGTACAACCCGGACACGGAAGTCTACCGCCTTGAGGGCATCGGAGCCAATCCGCCCGAAGGCTGGAAGGGCGTCCTGCCCAAGGAGATGCGCTAGCACAGGCTTCGCGGCACATTGAGCAGCTTCAGCGGCGCTGCTGAGCGACTCTGACAAAGGCCCTGTCTCTCACTGAGACGGGGCCTTTTCGTTGCTCAAGGCTCTGACAGCGCAGCGGCGTTGAACGCATTGAGCCCATTAAGTTGCGTCAGCGGCTCTGCTGGCCTACCTTTTACATAGGGCAGACCTTGCCTTGTATGCCCGTTGCAAGCGTTTAATTCCCCTCCTGTGGAGCGTTTCGGACATTGGCTAGAGGTGGGCCTAGCTTTGGCCTCTTCTCGTCTTCTGGCGGCCGCCAGAAGGCTTAAAATACGTGCACTTATAATTTCAGCCATTTAGAGAAAATGCCCGTTGGCAGCTTGGACACCCCCTGACCCTGTGCCCCTGCGCTGTTCGCAGATGCCCGTTTGAGGCCGCTAGCAGCCCCGCTGGAGGCCGTTTATGGGACTGGCTAGGGGTGGGTCTAGTTTTGGGCAGTTTTCGTCTTCTGGAGGCCGCCAGAGGGCTTAAAATGCGTGCTCTTATAATTCCAGACACTTAGCGTAGAACGCCGCAGGAGACGCGTTTGAAGCACTGCCTAGGTGCTGGCCTAGCTTTGGCCTCTTCTCGCCCTCTGGCGGCCGCCAGAGGGCTTAAACGGTGTACAGCAGATTTTCAGGCGTTTTCGACTGGTTACGGTACACCGGCATTTCAATAGCGGCGCAAAGCCTAGGGCCGCTAAGACTTTCTATTAATTTACGACGTTACATTAGACGTTTCCGCGAAAATACTAGAAGTATATTAGAAGCGTACTAGAAACGCATTAGACGCGTATTAGACGAACATTATCGAAAGCGCCAAGCCACTAGAGCCGTACTATTGAAGTGCCGACTTTCGCCCGGACAGACGGACGGCCGTCTGGAAGTCGGGCAAAGTTTCGCTTTACTTTTAAGGCGGCTTTGGGCATAATCTGCCTAGGTTGGACGGGAGGGGCCGGGCGTCTGTCCGGGCAGCGCAGAGCGGGCCTCCCCGTACTCCCCTCAGATGCCTGCATGTTTCTGAGCGCATTGCGTCACATACTTACTGAATATCCTCACGGCCGCTATATGAACCTGCTGGCAGTCGTCTGTTTATCTGCTTACATAACGTACATTGAATCCGTATATCCCCATTGCGTGAGAGCTTTGCCATGTCCGCGCCGTCATATGAAACATTGAAAGAACAGGCTGATTTTATCCGCGCTCAGCCTGTTGACAAGATACCTGAGCTGATCAGCTATGCTTTGTTGAATTGGCAGCTCGTTGGCGACGATGCTGAGGCGTTTTACGCGCTATGTGCCGGACATGACTTTGGCACGGGCCAGTATGACGATGCGCTCATCACCAAGGATTGGCTCAAGCAGTACGCGCGTTATCGGAGCATTGGTATGTCGATCACTGACGCAGGCCGTGCTCTGGGACTTGTACCTGAGCGGATGCGCAGGATTGTCAGCGGAGAGCGTATTAAATCCTTGCAGGTTTATGAGCGGATTGTAGAAGTTGAAGTCAAGTCGCCCATACATACCAAGTTGCAGGCGCTTGAGGCGGTTGATATGGCTCTCGCTTCCGGTGACTCTGGCACCGCCCTGAAGGTGCTGGAAAAACGGTACAGCAAAGAGTGGTCTCCGGAACCTGCTGTTGTGGTCAATAACAATGTGGCCACAAACAAGGTGGAGCTCACGTCCGAAAATTGCGAGTCCCTTGCATCGGCAGCGGCAGAACGGCTGCTTGAACTGCGAAAGGCGCGTAAGGAACGCAACAGCAGAGAACGCAATAAAGAGCGCAAACAGTAGGTGTTGACGTGGCTATATCCAATGAACCAATTACAGGCGCTACCAGTTTTACACTGGCAGAGCTCTGTCGCTCACGCACTGCTGAGCATCTGCGTCTGGACAATACGCCGAACGCCGATGAGATAGCGCGTCTTGAGTATCTTGCACGGACGGTATTGCAGCCGTTGCGGGATCACTTTGAGCAGCCGATTGTTGTTAACTCGGGGTTCCGGTCTGAGGCCGTCAACAATGCTGTAGGCGGCTCTCCCACCAGTTTCCACCGCATTGGCGCAGCGGCGGATATCCGCTTTGAACGGAGCAGCGGGAGCTCATTGATTGAGCTCTTTACCTACGTCTACAAGTCCCTGCCGTTTACTGAGCTCATAGCGGAAGAGTTGCCCGCAGGCTGGATACATGTTGCAGTGGTCAAGGGCAGAGAAGCTGAGAAGCAGACAAAGTACAAGCACGCCGGGGCGCAGGTTGTGAGAGCGCCCTATGACGTTTGCATAAACCAGATTGCGCAGTGTTTGTAGCCTAGCGGGACTTGTGACTGTGACGATTGGAGCGTAGCCGTGTTTGTACTTGGTGCAATGCTCGTTACCATGCTTATAGGCTATCTGTTGTTTACGTATGTCCGTTGACAACGGCAGAGCAGTTATATGGGTAAGACTTTTGGCATAATCGCAGTCGCTCTGGCTGTGCTGCTGATGCTCAATTCCATGCGACGCATGGAAATAGAGAACAACGAGCTCAAAATGCAGCTGCAGCAGGTGCAGACGGAAGCGCAGTTTATGCGCGAAGTGTCAAACAAGCTCGACACTGTATTGTCGGAATGGGATTATGAGCATAAAGCATTATTGCAGCAGCAGGCTTCCACGACGCGCAAGCTGGAGAAGAAGCTTGAAGAGTCTGAGGCTCTCACTCAGTGGGGCAATGCTGTTGTGCCTGATTTTGATCTTGACAGCCTGCTCAAGGACAGTGTACGTGCCGGTCAGTCAACCCATCCCGACTTACCTCCTGACGCCGACGCCGTCCAGTGAGCTTGGCGGCGGTGAGATAACCAACAAGCAGTTGTTACAGTGGGGATTGGAAAACTACTACAATTTACAGCAGTGTAATGCTGACAAGCGGGCTGTAAAGACGTTCATAGGCGCTGGCCCTGATATAGGTGCAAAAGATGGACCTGGAACAGCTCAAAGCGACAGGCAATACAATAAGTGAGGCTAGCGTATACTGGGATATATTGAAGAACCTGCTCCCTCTTACGTTAGTTGGCGGGGTGACTGCTATGGCAACGAACTTCTCACGCATCTTGAAGAGGTACACTTGGGGCGAACGCATATTGACCAGTGTCAGTGTTGTTGGTGTGGGGTGTGTTGCCGCCGGAGTTGCTACACTGGGGTTGTCGCTGTTTCTGAAGCAGCCCACCCCTGAATTGCAGATTGTTGCGTCGTCTGTTGCGGGTGCAACAGGCCAAAAGATTTTTGACGTTTACGGCTCCCGCATCCTTGGCAGATTTTACACGGAAGCCAAGGACATGAATGCAGACGTTTCGCAGGACGCTCCCTCCCCCGGGCGCACTGACGGACACGGGCCGAGAGACGGCTCAGGCCACGCGGGCCGTCTCTCCTAACGTTTTGTTATAAATCTCGGTTGACCCTCTCCACATCCGGGACAGCAGGACATGCGGTACTCTCCCGCGACGGGAGGGGCGTTGGTATGGGTTCTCCGGCGCTCCTCCCCACTGCTAAAATCAACGCGACACAGTTGACGTGCATCACGAGTAGTTGACATGTACTACGATCTTTTTGATTACAGTGATCGCGTGGCGGGTGAGAACGGAGAAGCGTTTGCTGACCTGCCTTACATGCACGATCTTTGTGAGGCGCTGGAACGCTGTGTAGTTGGAGACCTGCCGGACGGTAAGCAAAATCTGCTGATCACTATACCGCCCCGGCATTATAAGACTACGTTCACGTCGCAGAACTTTGTGGCGTGGTGCTTGGCAGAAGTCGCGCCGGATTGCCAGTTTATACTGACCTCCTATGCGGCCGAACTTGCCACAACCAATTGCATGGCGGTCAAGAGGATTTTGCAGCAGGAGTGGCACAAAGAGCAGTATCCTAACACTAGGATAGCGCGGAATGAGAAGGACTTGCAGAAGTACTTCCGCACAACGGCTGGTGGGTCTGTGTACGCTACCGGCATGGAGGGTTCAATCACCGGCTTTGGCGCAGGTAAGACTCGTCGGGGTTTTGGTGGCGCAATAATCATAGACGATCCGCTCAAAGCCTCTGATGCCACATCCGCAACAATGCTGGAAAATAGCGTGCGGTATTACCTCAGTACCCTGAAAAGCCGCCGCAACAACGCTGCTGCAACGCCTATCATCTTGATTATGCAGCGCTTGCACGTAGATGACTTGGCGGGATGGGTGCTGAAGAATGAGCCTGACTATTGGTATCATGTCTCATTTCCTGCCTTGACAGACGGCAAGGTATTGAATAGCGTTACTACGACTGTTGAAGAGCTTGAGCTGATGAAGGCTGTTGACCCTGTTACGTTTTACGGACAGTATCAGCAGTGCCCGATAGTTCCGGGAGGCAATATTATCAAGCTGGATTGGTGGAGCACATACGATCCAGCAGAATATCGGCCAGCAGGATTGCGTTATATCACTGCGGACACTGCATTTAAAGAGCACGACGATAACGATCAGAGCGTGTTGCAGTGTTGGGAGGCCACAGAGCAAGGGCTGTACTTTATAGACGCCATGTATGGCCGATGGGATTTTCCACGGTTGTTGTCTAACGCCACTGCGTTTTACAGAGTATGCGGGCAGCCCCGTGAGTTTTGGATAGAGGATAAGGCGTCTGGTACGCCTCTCGAGCAGATGATGAGCGATAACGGCTTGCCTGCTCGTGCGTGGAAGCCTGCTGCGTTTGCCTATCCCGATGACAAAGTCGGGCGTATGCAGGCGGCTAGCTGGATTGTGCATGGTGGCAAAGTGTTTCTGCCCTGTGGCAACGTGCCGGTACGTATTAGTGATGATCGTACCGAGTATTTGAGCCCCGGAGCAGCGGCACTGATGGAAGAAGCGGCAATGTTCAGCCGCGACATGTCACATAAGCATGACGATCATTGCGATGCCTTTACAATGGCCGTCAGCTTGTATCAGGACTTGGGCGGCAAAGCCTGAGCAGAGGATTGTAACGATGATGTTTGCTGCATGGGTTTTCGGTGTTGTCTGCGGTGTGGTTCTGGCCTTCATAGGCTACAAATACTACGAAAAGAAACTGGACAAGTAGCCCACTGAATCGCATCCTACGCCCTCCGCTGTAGTATCAGGTGACGTGACATGTATAGAGTTCCAAGGCGCGTAATACAGCCCCAGACCAGACGCAGACTGCGCAATACGCTTCTGTCTGGCGCTGGCGCTAACACTACGGGAGACCGTGGCGCTGTGCAGTCTACTGCATATGCGTCTAACTCTCCGTATTACAAGAACAATTTCTTGGAACGCTATCAGGAGTACGTCAACCTGTACGACACGTCTTGGGAGGCGCGTAAGATTATTGATATCCCGGTTGACGATGCAATGCGCCAGCCTACTATCCGTGAGGGACTGTCTCCAGAGGATGAGAAGCTTATTGCGGACAAGTGGGAGGAGTTCGGCGTTGAACGCCAGCTCAGGCGTTGTATGAAGCAGGAGCGGCTGCTTGGCGGCTCTGTGCTGTTGGCCATTATGCGGTTGCAGAACGGAGAAGACCTTGCACAGCCGCTTAACGAAGCCAATATGCAGCCGGGCGACTTGCTTGCCCTAAACGTAATAGACCTGTCCAAGCTCTCCCGTAGCAGGGTGCAGTTCGATCCGTTTTCTGCTGACTACGATACGGTAGAATCGCTGAGCATCGACGGTATTGAAGTCAACGCCAATCGCATGGTGGTGTTTGACGGCAATGCGTTGTTTGGGCGCAATAGCCAGCGGCTGATGCAGCGCATGCGGTTTAATCCTCTGGGCTTTGGTGACAGCAAGCTTGCCCCGTTGTGGGACGTCCTGATGCGGTCTATTGGCACTCAGCAGGGCGCATACCAGCTCGTCAATAAAGCCTCCATGTTGCTGATGACTGTCGAGAACCTGCGGGCTATGAAGGCGACGGACTCCGTTGCAGAGGAGAAACTGCGGGAACTGGTTAACCAGATATCCATTTACAATGCCGCGCTGATTGACGGCAAAGGCGTCACCATTGACACTAAGGCGACGGCCTTTGGTTCCGTGCCTGAGCTGTTGCTGACGTTTACGCAATTTTTGGCGGCGGCGTCGGATATCCCTGTTACGCGGTTTATGGGTTCCTCCGCTGAGGGTATGAACGCCACAGGTGAAGGAGACGCTCGCAACTATTACGATATGGTTGACAGCATGCGCAATAATGTGCGCAAGCCCGCTGAGCGCCGCATCATTGACTGGATTGGCTACAGCACCTACGGTTACAACGAATGGAAGGCGCGTTCTGCTGACCTCACTCTTACCTATGAGCCGCTCTGGAACCTCAACGCAGTAGAGCAGGCGACGCGTGACGAGATTGTTGTGCGCATGATTGCCAACATGTTTCAGATTGGCATGATATCTGCGGACACGGCCGTGGAAGAGCTCAATAAACGCGAGTTGTTTGAGACCCGCTTGGAAGCAGAAGAGGCGCTGCTGGACACTACACTGCCGCCTAGCGACGCTTACGGAGATGCCAATGCCTTTGCAGGTAGCGGGCCAACTGCCGTCGCGCACGTTTAGGCCGGGAAGGCCGTCGCGGACAGTGCGCGGTATGCGTGGTAGCAGTAAGACTGCCGCCGCGTTTTATAGGGAGTTGCGGGCGCTCATGGGGCCTGTAGTGCAGTCCGTTGAGGATATGACTGCATGGCTTGCAAGCAATCCCGGCCCTGCCACTGCAATGGCCGCCCTGACGGCGCAGAAAGAGCAGTGGCGTAGAGTGCTTGGCCCGTCCATACGAGCGATTGCGCGTAAATGGGTTGAGCTTGAAAGCGAGACAGACCGCAGGCGCTTGGAGCAGCAGATTGCTAAGGCGTTGCAGGTTGACGTAGTATCAATATTTGACGATGAGGCTCTGCTCAATGCTGTTGAGCTGATGCAGGTGCAGGCTGTCAACCTGATTACGACAATGCCTGACATGTACTTTGACAAAGTTGCAAAGTACACGATGCAGTCGTATCAGCAGGAGCGTCTGCCAGAGGGGCGGAGCCTTACTGAGCAATTGCGGGAGCTGCATAAGCAGACGTATGAGCGTGCCAAGCTGATAGCCGTTGACCAGACGCAAAAGTTGCATTGCGCTGTGACGCAGGCCCGTCAGACATCACTTGGTATTGAAGAATATATTTGGCGAACGTCCAATGATGAGCGTGTTGTTGGCACGCCGGGCGGTGTAAGTCCGCAGGGCAATCCGAAACACGAAAATCACTACGTCCGCAACGGTAGAAAGTTTCGATGGGATAGTCCGCCCTCTGATGGGCATCCCGGCTGGCCAATACGTTGTAGATGCTGGGCCGATCCGGTTATTGACTACAGCAAGCTGAATTTAAGATGAGATACGTCAACACCAATAAATTTATCAACTGGCGGATAGATGAGGACGGCATGTTACGCGTAACAGCGCGGGTACTGCCGGAAGGCGTCTTTGAGTATCTGCCAGAAGACTCGCCTGAAGGTACGAAGACTGATGAGCGCGGACATTGCTGGCACTATATTCCGCGCCAGCAGTTTACGCAAGAATCGTTGAAGTCCCTTGAGGGCAAGCCTGTTATTGTTGCAGACCACGTTTGGCGCGATACAGACAACACCCTGAAAGACGGGTTGACGGTGGGCACTGTCGCAGGCGCTCCGAAAGTTGACGGGAAATATATCGTTGCTGACTTTGTTATCTATGACAAAGATGCAATAGCGGCGATCAAGCAAGGTAAATTGATTGAAACGTCAGCAGCTTATGATGGTGATTGTACAGTGCAGGAAGGCGAGTTTGCTGGAAAGCACTACAACGCTATACAGAGCAATCTGCGGTTCAATCACGTTTTGTTATTGCCGGAAGGCAAAGGCCGATGCGGACACGATAATCGCATCGTGAACAGTAACTCTCGTAAGGAGATCAACGTTATGCCGACTGTGATCAAGAAAGAGTTTGGCAATCGTCGCGTCGACTTTGCGTTCCAGAACGAAGACGACGCCAAAGAAGCCGAACGCATGTCGGAAGAGACTGCGACGTTTAACGCCGCAGAGCTTGAGGACGCAATGAAAATCGCCAACGAAGTCAAGGCGCAGCTTGACGAGCTGCAAAAGAAATATGACGACGCTATGGCGACGGTTGAAGCCCAGAAGGCCGAAATCGACAAGCTCATGAGCGCCGAGACGCAGGAAGCTATGGCGCAGGAAGCCGCCGCCCAGAAGGAGGCGGAAGAAGCCATTATCAACGCCTGCGTGGAAAATGAGGTGGTTGAAGAGGCCAAACGGGAAGAGGTCTGCAATCGCATTGCCAACTGCAAGACCTTCGCGGAGCGCCGTCGCATCGTTGTGCAGAACGCCCTGAACATCCCGGACGAACAGCTCTCTGCTTGGAGTCAGGATAGCGTTGACGGCGCTTTTGAGGGCCTCAAGGCCACTGCCAAGCAGTCCGCTGAAAGGCGTCTCGCCAACAGCAAGTCTCCTATGGGCGGCGCGAAAGCCCGAGTGCAAAATTCCGCGCTCAGCTCCCTTGACCGTATTTTCGGGGCCGTCCGTCTCAACAACAGCAAGCACGCAGAGGACAAGTAATGTATACTCCCAAACGCGGTTTTGCGCAGTCCCATTACTATGATCAGATGGCGACTGCCCTGTCTGGCATGCTCGCCAATGCGAGTGATATCAACCTGACGGACTCGGCCTTTGTGACTGGCGTGGAGTCTGAGGACGGCCTTGTGGCAGGTATTGCCGTTTGCGCGGTGCCCGCTACCCAGTCCAACCGCCCCGGCGTCAACTTTGCTATGGTTCGCCCCATGTATCCCGGAGCGTCTGGCAATGCCGTTGCTGGCATTGTTGTGCGCAACCAGTGGATGCGCACCAACAGCAAAGGTGAAGCCTGCTTCTATGATGAGGACGTCTGCAACATCCTGCGTGCCTCTCGTGTCGGCGGACGTATCTGGGTAAAACTGGAAGGCACTGCTACCGCCGTCCAGAATGGCAAGGTTTACTGCATTGTGCAGAACACCGGCTCCAACAAGCACACCATCGGCGCGTTTTCTGCGGCTCCTATCACCGGCACCGCTACGCCTACTGCCGCTACGCTTGTCGGCGGGACGTTTGCCTACAAGGGTTCTGCGCTGGAAAACAACGCCAACGGCGGCTTTGATATTACCATCGACGGCACGCTGTACAAAGTCAAGGATTGCGATCTGCGCGAAGCTACCACCATTTCTGCCGTCGCCACCAAAGTACAGGCCGCCCTTGAGGCCGTTGCCAAGGGCAAGGCTGAGGTGACTGTGGACGGCAACGCTCTGCGCATCACCAGCAAGACTACTGGAGCCGAGAGCAAGATTACCTATGCTTCCGCGCCTACCGACACTTCCAAGCCCGTGGACATCAGCGCCTACCTTGGCCTCACTGAGACTACCGGCGCTCGTGTTGTTGCAGGCTCCGCCGGTGTGGAGGCTGACACTGTTGAAGTTCCCGGCATGCGCTTTATGGGGACGTTTACCCCGAACCCTGAAGACCCTGCGAACAGCATCGCAATGGTTGAAATCTGCCTTCGGTAGTATAGGAGACTATAAACATGCTTGAACATAAAAAGTTCAATAATGCGGGCCCCACTTACGGGTCTCTCAGCAATGTTACCGCGGCGGATATCGCGTTTGATCTTACAACGCAGGTTGCCAGCGAGTTCTATGATGTGCTGTATCCTGACCGGGAATGGTACGATATCGTCCTGAAAGAACAGATCTATACCGATATCAACCCCGGCGCTACCAGCTACGCCTATATGAGCCGCAACCGGCATGGCGCAGCGGCCTTTGTTGGCCACGGCGTCAACAACGATATCCCGATGGTGGGCCAGAGCATCGGTGCCGTCAGTGTGCCGATTGCCTATGCCGCCGTGGGCGCTGAAGTCACCAATGAGGACGCCCGTCAGTACGCTATGGGCGTCAATGGAAATCTCGCCCAAGACCTTGGTCAGGCCATGCGCGAAGCGTGTGACAACCTGATGGAGGTCAGTATCATCTTTGGCGTGCCGGACTTGGGATTCCACGGCTGGCTGAACTACCCCGGCATCGCTGTAATGCAGCCCGCCGCCAGCAAGGGCACGCCTGAGTCCACCAAGTGGGCCGACAAGACCGGCGCTGAGATTGCCGCCGATATCAACGACGCCCTGACTTACGTCTGGCAGACCAGCCGTACCATTTTCAAGCCCACTGACATTTGGCTCCCGCTGGCGCAGTACAGCAAGCTTGCCAATACGCCTATGGTGCTTGGCGACGGCGGCGGCAACAACGGCGTCGGACTCATGCTCAACATCCTGAACTACGTCAAGGCCAACAACATCATGACGGAGATCTCCGGGCGCGAACTGGTGATCCATCCCAGCCGTTACCTGACCGGAGCCGGTACTGGCGGTACTGATCGCATGGTTGTCATGGACAGGAGCCGCAACAATCAGATGCTCCCGTTCCCGCTGGCCTATCAGCTCAGCGAACCTCAGCCCAAGCCGCTGGCTGTGGCGTGGTACGCCGAAAACAAGTTCGGCTCCTATCACGTCCGTCAGCAGGGCTCAATGGTCTACGTCGACGGCATCTAACCTTGCCTCAACCAGGGCCAGTGCCCGTGCTGCATTGTGCAGCAGTATAACACGTACCCCAAGCGGGCACTGGCATTTACAATATCGCAGGAGAGACCCATGTATATAGGCAACCGCAGTGACGTTGCGCGTGCTGTTAAGATTGGAGAGCAGTTTATCACCATCCAGCCCATGTCGTTTGTGACATTAGAAGATAACGGCGCGAACAAGGACGCGCTAGACAGGCTGATGAAAACTGAGACGTTTCGGCGCTGGCTCGATGCCGGTGTACTGGTAGTCAATCAGACTGTGTCTGAGCGAGAGATGCCGGTGACGCATAAGACCCCTGAACCCCCTGCGGAGTTGCTGGCCGCGCCCTCCAATGCAAAAGTGACAAAGGGCAAGCCAAGCAAGACCAACGAAACAATGGCTGTATAGCCAATGAAACAATGGCTGTATAGCCAATGAAACAATGGCGGTGTAAACGATGGATTGCGGTTGTAAACCAATACCTCTCAAAGCGGTGCTTACCTGCAAAGACGGCGTGTTGTCGCTGGACGTAGCGGAGTTCATAGCCGCGTATCCTGAGTTCCACCAACTCCCTGAGTCTGCTATATCCGCCGCAGGTGATATTGCCATTGACATGCTGAGCTTGCCGGTGTTTGGTAGGCGCTATGCGTTGGCAGTGTCGCTGTTGACTGCGCATCGGTTGGCCGTCACATATAACATTGAGGCGGGACTTACTGATGCGGGTAAGCAGGAGTCGGTAGGCACGGCAGTAACAACCAATATTGCAGCGTCCTCCTCCAGCCTGTCGCAGGGTTCCACGCCCCTTGCCTTTGCAGTGGGCGACGATCCGTTCAACGCCGAAATGGCCCGAACGGGATACGGACTTCAACTTCTTGAACTTATACAACTTTTCGTGTCGCCGGGAGAGCTTGTCCAAGGGAAGCGCATCGGCTATGAGGTTGGTTCAACAATCTGGCCTCCGCCTAATGCGGGTTATTGAGCGCGGGCGAATATCATGAACGTGACAGTTAAGCAGCGCGGCGGCAAGAACATCCGCGAACGTATGGATGTTTTTGCAGAAGCTGTAGAGGCCGCCCGTAAGCTAGAAGTTGCGGTAGGCTATCCTGCCAATGCTGGCTTAGGTTCGCCTGAGCCAGCGTATGACGGTGAAGCGTCCATCATTGAGGTGGCTATCCGCAACAACTACGGCATGGGCGTACCGCGAAGGGCTTTCTTTGAAGAGGCCCGCGACAAGATGCAGGATACCTACAAGACTGTCATGGAAAAGACCGGACGGCAAATGCTGACTGGAGAAGCTGACCCGCGTAAGGTGTTAGACTTGGCAGGGCTGGAAGCAGAGTCAGACGTGCGCAACTCCATTGACAATGGCAACTGGACTCCAAACAGCCCTGCGACAATAGCGCGTAAGGGCAGTAGCAAGCCACTTATAGACACGTCGACGATGCGCAACAGAGTCACGCATGTTGTGCGCAAAAGGGGCGAGTAAATGGCGCTACCTATGGATTTCACGAAGGTTTTCAGCCAGTTCTCGCGCACTGTGCTTGTCGAGACGACAATTGGCAACTACGTCAATGACGAGTGGCAGGAGACGCTTTTGCCTGTACCTCAGCCAGAGCCAGCGCCTACGCCGGAGCCAGAGCCGCCCGTTGACCCTGATTTTGGCGTCACACCGCCTTACGAAGAGCCGGTAGACCCCGATTTTGGTGTGTACCCGCCGGATATGCCAGTTGACCCAGGGTTTACTGTGGATGGGCCAATAGACCCTGATTTTACAGTAGACCCGTTGCCGGTGTACCAGCAGGAGATCAAAGCCATTGTGCTTATGGACTCCATTGAGCAGCAGCAGTTTTATGCGGACGGCAATTCAACGTCCGGCGTGCTTGCAGTGATATGCAATGACAAGCTGTATATTGCAGATGCCTTTCAGGGCGGACAGGAGCGCAGACAGAGCTACGTCATTTATGACGGGCTAAAGTACAAGGTCTCTGCCAGCGGTAAGCTTTTTGGCAATACAAACAAGCACTTGTATCACTGTGTAAGGTATCTGCAATGAAGCCTGCAACTATACCGGATATTGACGCTCTGTTGATTGCGGCAATTAACGATTGCATGCAATGGCAGGAGTCAGATCACAAGGTGCTTGTCGAAACAAAAGCCGGTATCCGCCCTCCCGCAGGGCTGTACGCTACGCTGTGGTGGAAACGCATTGAGTACCTCAAGCAATACCTGTCTGACCACGAGCTGACCGACGAAGACGCCGCGACATGGGAATATATCAAAAACGAAGCCCTCTGCGCCGTGCAAGTCACCTTCAGAGGCCCCACCGCACTGAATTCAGCGCATGCGTTCCGGCAGTATATTGAAGCGGGCAATCGACTGTTTGATCTCTGGCAGTTGATAGGATTTTCCCATGCCTCTGCTGTAATCGACTTGAGCGCGTATTACAATGGCGCTGTGCAGCAGCGGGCGTGCTTTGACTTGGAGTTCTACGCTGCATTTACAAGGCGGTATGCAGCGGATTACTTTGTAACACAGCCTTTTACAGTCAACAACTGACGGAGCATGTTATGTCTCAGAGCGTTGTAAGTTGTCCCAAAGAGTCGCTCTCCATCGACTTGGACGTGACAATCTCCCTGAGCCGTCCGCAAACGGAGATTGCGACGGACTTGACGCTGCTTGCGTTTTGCAGCCCTGACCTCCCCGAGAGCTTTACCCCTGACGCTGGCCGCGTAAGGCTGTACTCCACCAGCAAGGCTGCACTTGCGGACGTGGAGCCTAACAGCCCTGCCTACTTTGCAATCAATGCCTTCTTTTCTCGGGACGATAGGCCGTCCCGTATGGCTATTGCCAAAATTTTTGAGCAGCCCGTGGCTGGCAAGCTGACCGGCGCTGAATTACAGCCGAGTGACATTGCTGCGTTGAAAAAGATTGTCGACGGCAGTTTTGCTATCGAAATTGACGGCTCTGTGCAAAAGGTGCAGAACCTCAACTTTTCCAGTGCTTCGGACGCGGCCAGCGTTGCCTCCGTGCTTGATAGCGTTATGACTGGCGTCACAGTCACTGCGTCTGATACTGGCGCACTTGTTATCACCTCCGATGTTGCTGGTGACGGCTCGTCCGTCAGCGTTGCTACAGAGGCCGACAACCCGCAGGACGCGACGTACACCACACTGACTGGCGGAGAGCTCCCTGAGCCTACGGAACACAAGACTGCCGCTACTATCCTTTCCGGCGCTATCAGCGACTTTGAAAGCATTGCCGCCAAGACCGCCGCGACGTACAAATGGAAAGTTGGCGGTCAGGACAAGAGCTACGGCCCTGTTGACATGACGGGCACTGCAAGCGTTGACAACGTTGTAGAAAAGCTCAACAGCGTCAGCAAGTCCGAGTTTACGGCCACCAAGCAGGGCTCTGACAAGGTGCTGATCACCTTTACGGCGCAGGGCAAAGAGGCTACCGTTGCAGACCCCACAGAAGATGCGGACGGCGTAGACGCGCTTATCAAGTGTACCAAGGCCACGGGCGCGACGTTTACCGGCGGGACAACCACGTCCAGGATTGACGAGTTCGACTCCCTTGACGACGCCACTCTGACCATCACCGTTGACGCACAGCAGTATCAGCTTACTGGTCTTGACCTGACGGAGTGTCTTGACGCCAGCGACGTGGTGGATGTGCTCAAGGCCAAAGCAGAGGATATGCCTGTCGACGCGGCGGGCGGTATGCTCGTTATCACGTCGCCCACTGCCGGTTCCAAGGGCACTGTGTCCTATGCTACCGGCACAGCCGCAGAGGCACTCAAGCTGACGCAGGACGCTGGCGCAAAGCTGGTTCAGGGCGTCGATGACTCGACGCCCGAGACATACGTAGGAGACCTCCTGCGCATCTCCAAGTCGACGTACAACAGCTCCTACGTTGGATACACCCCTGCCGGACTGGCAGAAGAGCTGAGCCTCATCCAGAAAGCCGCCTCTTGCGCCGATGCGTTTATCTATGGATGGGCCATTGACGCAAAATATCGCGAAACAGAAGAACAGAAAGCCGCTGCAATGTGGGCAGAAGGGCAGAAATACGCTATTTTCGGCGCGGTCTCCAACAGCGCCAACGCGTATTCTGTGAGCAATACCAACAGCATTGTCTATTATGCTATGGACAATGCTCTGGAAAATACGTTTACTTTCTATCATGATAACGCGCAGATTTATCCGGAAGTGAGCTATCTTGCCAAGGCGCTCTCTGTTGACTACGCTTTGGCCAATAGCGCGTTGACCATGAAGTTTAAGCAGTTGACCGGCATCGCTACTGTGCCCCTGACTGAGACGCAGTTAAACGCGCTTGCCGCGCGTCGTTGCAATACCTACGTCAGCATGGGCAATACGTCGCAGGTTGTGCGTGAGGGCGTGCAGGGTGCTGAGGGTTGGTTTACCGACAGCCGGGTCAACCTTGACAACTTCGTTAATGAACTTCAGACGGCGATTTTCAACGTGTTCCTGCGCAATCCCAAGGTGCCTTATACACCCGCTGGACAGGACATGCTTGTCGCCGCTGCACAGAAAATCTGTACGCGGTATGAACAGAACGGCGTGTTTGCAGCCCGTACTGTAGAGGATAATGCTACCGAGAGCGGTTATACAACGTATCCCGCCACGCAGATCACCCCGACGCCTGTTTATCAGGCCACGGCCAGCGAACGAGCCAGCCGCGAAGGCATGCCGTTGCAGATTACCGCGTATGAGGCGGGCGCTATGCACCGCGTCAACGTAAACATTACAGTGGAGGCGTAGTCAGATGCGCAAAGTATACAACCAATTTAACCTGTCCCTTATCGTTGACGGCGTTCAGATAATGGACTTTGCGGAAGGCGCGACGTTTGTCTACACCTTTGACGGCGGAGAAGTTCAGAAGACGCAGGGCACTGACGGCGCTGGTGTAAACATTGCCACCAATCAGGGTTCCACTCTGCAATTTACCCTGCGCGAAACTTCAAGAAGCCTTGCGTTCCTGACCACGCTGCGCTTGACGCAGGAAAACGGCGGCCCCGGTGCAGTGGTTGTCTGCCGTACTGGTGCTGACATCCTGTTTACGATGACGGATGCCTATATCAGCCGTCCTGGTCAGCTCAGCACTGGCGACAAGACGCAGGGTTCCATGCAGTTTACCCTGACCACTGCCAATGATTCCGTCAGCGGACTGGACATTTCCGGGCTGTAACAATATAGCACGCGGGAGAGTGACACATGTCTAATTACACTGGACTCGGGAGCTTTGTAGTAGGAACCAACAAATACACCTACGAAATGCTCCCGCCCATTGAGGCAATCCCTTTTGGTCTTGAGGTTGCAAAGATGGTATTGCCGATGCTGGACTCTCTGACCACTCTGACCAGTAACGATTCAAAGGCGTTTGTCGGGGCGTTGGTCAAAGGCATTGGCAACATGGACACAGCCGTAGGGGCTAAGCTGATGCAGACGGCCCTGAGTCGCTGCTACACCCCTGAAAACAAGCCGCTCTCTGACCGGGGGACGTGCGATCAATGGTTCCAGCAACATCCGGACGATCTGTTTGAGGTCTGTGCCCGCGCTATCTATGCGTTGAGCAAGGATTTTTTCCCTTCCGCGCTCGCGTCGCTGAAAGGATAGAAAGCCTGTCGAACTCCTCTACAGGCGGGGTATCCGTTCCTATTCCAGCGGGGTGGGAGCAGGATACCCTCTATAATAAGGCGTTGAGCGCAGGGTTCTGCACTGTAAGAGACCTGTATGACAGCGCGTTTACCCTTGAAATGCTTGCAACGGCAATAGAACAGGCCGCTTTGCACGACTATATTGAGGGAAAAGCCGCTGAGATAGCACGGCAGCAACGTACATAGGACAACCGTCATGCCAGTAGTAGACGAGCTTGTAACAATACTCGGCCTTGAAGAAGGCGCACAGAATGCGAGTGTCGCCCGCAAGTTTACTGGGCTGTTGGACGGTATACAGAAAAAGGCGCTTGTACTTGCAGCGTCTGTGACAACCGCCGCAGGGGCGCTTGCTTATTTTGTCCGCGATGCTGTAGGGCAAGCGGACGAACTGCAAAAGCTCACTGAGGTTACAGGCATTGCCGCAGAAACGTTTCAGGAGTGGGGCTACGCGGCGGCTAAAATGGGCGCGGATGCAAGGAGCGTCCAGAGCGATATTGCAGCTCTGAACAAGAGCATGTCGTCGCCCATTCCCGGCCAGTTCAATATGAACTTGGCGATGCTGGGCGTACACGGCAAGAATGCAGCAGAAGTCCTTGAACAGTTGTCAGATAAGTTTCAGGGCATGACTGCACAGCGGGCCTCTCAATGGGGCTCGATGATTGGCCTCTCGGATGATACTATACGACTGTTGCGTGAGGGACGCGCGACAATTAATGACTTGCGCAGCGAAGCCCATACAATGGGCGTCGTCATTTCGGATGAGGACATTGCAAGAGCGTCTGAGTTTTCCCGTACCTTAAAGGCGCTTGGATATACGTTCAATAGCCTGCGGCAGCAGATTTTCATCGGAGCGGTACCTGCCCTTGATCGCTTTGTTGCCAAGGTACGGGACTTTCTTGCCCTCAACATGGGCAGGATAAAAGACTGGTTCGCGGATTTTATCAGCGGATTTACGGCTGCATTAGAGCAGGTCTGGACAGACCTTGAGCCGTTGCGCAAGATGTTCGCGTCCGTAACGGACGTGATTACAGATTTTCTTGGCACGGGGGATGCAGCGGAGACGTGGGGCCACCTGATTGTTGGAGCGTTTGAGGGAGCGCTGATATTGCTCTCTCCGCTGATTGCAAAGCTGGCTCTGGCAGGCGCGGCTTTCAGCACGCTAGCTGTTATCGTTGAGGACTTGTTTGCGTATTTTACAGGCGCGAACAAAGTGACGTTGACGGAAATGCTGATTGAGGACTTTCAGCGGCGTTTTCCGACGTTGACGCGCATATTTGACAACCTCAAGGACAAAGTAAAAGACCTTTGGAGCTACGTACAGAGCGACGAGTTTAATGTACAGCTTGACCTCTTTTTAGCGGGTGTTGAAAAGGCGTGGGATGAGACTGCTACGTACCTTGAAAAGGTGTTCTCCCGCCTGTTCGCTCCGTTGGAGAATTTTGAAAAGAAGTACCCTGCTCTCTCCCGCATAATAGAATCGCTCAAAGATCTATTTAAGCAATGGGGCTTTGCTACAAAATCAGCGGCAGACTACCTAGGAGACTTTTACGAGCTAGTAGACAAGCTCATAGGCCGCTTGCTGGAGATGCCTGAGAGCTTGTTGCAAGCGCTAGAATATCTTGTTGGACGTGCGGTATTAGGCTACAACGCCTTGACTGGCGGCATGCAAGAGGAAGCTGACGCTATACGTCGCAATGACGCTATTGAAGAGCAGCGCTATCAGGCAGAGTGGGATGCGAAGAGTGGCTACGAACAGGCTCTTGAGATATCTCGCCGCAGCACTATGGGCGCGAACCCTATGGGCCAAGTTGCGGGTATGATACTCGAAAAGTGGTTTAAAAACAACCAGTTGCCCATCATTGAACAGCTTGACAATCAAGCGGCGGCCCAAGTTACCGTACCCGCTCCTGCCTCTGTGTATGGCGGGACGTACAACACCACCAACAATTACAACGTAGCGTCTACTAACCCGGCAGCTGCTGCTCAAGAGATAATGCGCATGCAGTCCTCTCGGGACAACCTTATTGAGGCGCAGGCCAATGGCCAGTTCGCGGCGGGTGTGCAATGAGCTTTGTACAAGGCGTAGCAGATGCGTTGCTCGGCGTTGCGGGTTTTATTTCCCGCCCCGGCAACAACGTAGCAGGACTTCCGGTATCTGTAAAAGAGTCCGAGTCACATGCGTTTTCCGCCAGCCCTATTGATACGGCTGTAGAGACTGGTGTAATACTGACCGATCATGTCATCGTAAACCCCGTTGAGGTAGAGGTGATATTTGATATGGTCAATACTCGGTCTTTATTGTCGTATTTCGGCTCCGCTTCCACAGCTTTTGACGCGTTTGAGTATTTTGAGAGTCTGCTCAATAACCGTGAGCTTGTAACGCTTGTAACAGAGCATAAAGTTTACGCAAACATGCTCTGCATTGACTTTACTCCGTCTCACGTTGCGCCGTTCAAGGGGGCGCTGAAATGCTCCGCGCGTTTCCGGCAAATAAACTTTGTCACAATATTGAGTAGCGGGCGACAGTCGACTCAGCTTGGCGCAGGCGCGAAAAAGACCGCATCGCAGGCTAGCCAGAAGGGCCAGCAATCTGCCCCTGACCTAAGCACAACTCAGGCCGCTAAAATCGGTATGAAATTAGGACTGTGAGGCGTCTATGCCGTTGTTACAGTTGCCTATGTTTACTGATGGGGAATCGGTGTACAGTTGCTATTTGTACGATAGGACGTACAATTTCAGACTGTACTATCTGAAAGGACAATCCGCCCATTGGTATCTTGATATATTGGATTCTGACAATCAACCCTTGAGCGTCGGTATACCAGTTGTTCCGGGAGCGTACAATACGCTCAAAGGACTGCGCAAGGAATGGTCAGACGTTGTTGTGCAGCCAGTTGTGACAGACCAGTATTACGAGCGCAATCTTGAAACTGCTCCGGGTAATACGCTCAATGTTATTTGGGGCGCTCCGGCGTCTGATGTGCCACAGCAAGAAGAAGACCGCTTCTTACTGCCTTTGGATTTTACTTTTGGACGTGTGTAATGGCTACGCTAGCATCCAGCAATGGTGTGCGCAACACAGAACAGACTAACGCGATGAGCGTGACGCCGTTCCTGCGCCGGTTGCACGTATCCATTTTTGCGCGTGGCAAAGGCAGCAGTTACTCTGGTAGTGCGCTGTATGACGTATGGTGTGACGGCCTGCCCACCAGCCCGCGTGCCGCTTTTGAGATGCAAAAGTCTTGCATGTGTATTCCCGGCCCTAGCACATTGCGGCTTTGGAACCTGAGCAGAGACACTCGCAATCTGCTCGCGGATTCCCGCCTGCAAGTACACGTTGAGGCTGGCTGGCAAAACACGTCAATGACGCAGATATTTCGGGGAGACGTGCTTAACGTATGGACAGAGCGCAGTGGCCCTGACCTGATAACAACAATGTCAGTCCTGTCCGGCTCTAGGGCTATTTCTGAGGCCGTTGTCTCCAAGCGTTACGCTCCTAGGACAGACTTGATCGCAGTATTGCAGGACATCTGTTCCAATATTGAGGGCGTAGTTTTGTCTCCGCCTAGCGCAGACTGGAGCAACGGTAAGCAGCTTGGTTCGCGGGGATTTACGTTTGCTGGCTCCGCGCGAGAGGCGCTAACATCACTGTCAGAGGAGTATGGGTTTTCGTGGTCTGTCGCGGATAACCAGCTCATCATCACCCCTGACCTTTACAACCTGCCAGACGCTTTTGAGCTGGACGCAGCCGCAGGGCTGATAAGCGTGACGCCCATTACAGCGGGCGTGCTGCAAATGTACGTAGGTGTGCGCATCTCCTCTTTGTTCATCCCTACTGTACAGGTTGGCAAAGCTGTAAAACTATCATCCAGCATAAGCGACAAGTTCAACCGCCCATTGACGGTTTACAGTATCAATGCAACGCTTGACCCGGGCGGTTCGGCTTGGAATATGACGATGGAAAACCGCTTCGTTTTCAGTTGAGGGTGACATGGCAGACTACACTTTTGCAACGCCGGAGCAGCAGGAAGTCTTGCTTGTAAAGCGTCTGCTGGCTGCTCAGCACACCATAATCCCTGCAACTGTAAAGAGCTTTACTCCTGGGCCGCCGCAGAGAGTGTCTGTGCAGCCAATGACGCAGATAAAAGTTATGGTAGAGGGCGCGCCGCAATACGTTGATCCTCCTATAATAGAGGACGTGCCTTACTTTGTGCCGTATGCGCAGGGGACAGGTCTCATGCTTACCTTGCCCGTAGCCGCAGGGGACACTGTGCTGTTGCTTGTGCCAGACAAGCCCATTGATTATGCGCTAGCGCAGCGCGGCGTTACGCGTCCTGTCATGTATGCGGACGAGCGCGTTGCAAATGTCCGTGCGCACGCCTTGACCGACGCCATTGCGGTGAGCTTGTTTACGCAAGACCCGGACGGCATTACTGACTACAATACGTCACGCATTGAACTGCGCAACAAGAGCCGCAGCCACTTTATCAATCTGGGCAATGATGGCATTACAGCCTCTGACAGTCAAGCAACGTGGGATATTACCAATGGCAAGTTTAGCCTGACTGCGCCCGCTGGCATTGACATGACAACAGATGCAACGTTTACCTTAAATGCTCAAGGTAGCGTCAATATAACAACGCCTGATGTTGTTGCAATAAGCTCCGCCAACTTCAATACTGGAAAGGACGGAGCAGCCGGAGAAAGCACTATTACTGGGTCTCTGCGCAGCACTCAAGGCACGTTCGTTGATTCTGCGGGCACGTCCCTTACAACGCATACCCATCCGTATACCGATGACGGCGCAGGCATGACAACTGATGCGCCAAACGCCGGGAGCTGATTATGTCGTGGGATTTAGCAACAGGCGCAAACGGCGACTTGAGCGGCGGTATTGCAACTGGCAGCCAAGAAGTTGCCCAGCGGGTCAAAGGCCGTCTGCATCGCGAGTACGGGACGTGGTTCCTGAACGAGCAGAGCGGCGTCCCGTGGTACTTTGACGGCAAAGGCATCCTTGGTATGACAATGGGCAACAAGCCTATGGTGGAGTCGTTCCTGCGCCAGATTGTGCTTGACACAGAGGGCGTGGCTCGCATAAAGCAGTTGACCACTATTTTTGACAATAACAACCGTCTGTTTTCGTTGTACTTTGAGCTTGTCACAGACTTTGGAGACACTGTATCAGGCACTCTTGCATTGGAGTAGACCATGCCTACGTATGGATTGACCCCTGAAGGATTTACCGCAAAACGCCTTGCGGACATCCAAAATGATATCAATACCCGCCTTGCAGCTATCTCTGACCCTGATACGGGTGAGTTGCCGTTCCAGAATGCTCAGGACGACACGCTGTTGCAGCAGGTTGTCGGAGTATTTGCAGAGGAACTGTCTGTAGCATGGCAAGCTATAACTGAAGCGTATTTTCAGTTCGATCCCTTGCATAATACTGGACAAGCGCAGTCAAGCGTTGTGCAATTGAACGCGATTACCCGCCGATGGGGTTCTGCATCGCAGGTGCAGCTCAAATGCAAAGGCACAGCAGGAACGTATATCCCGCGCGGTTCGTTGGTGAGTGATATTACAAATACGTACATTTATTCAACGGACGAAGCCTTGACCCTGAATACGTCTGGCGAAGGGCAGGTGACAGCGACGCGCAATGTGACAGGCGAGTATAGCCCTGAACCCGGCACAATCAACAGCATCCAGTCTCCTGTCAGCATTGGCCGGTGGGATAGCGTCGAAAACGTCGAGACAATCAGTCCCGGCTCTGCGGAAGAAACGGACGAAGAACTGCGGGAGCGCCAGCAGGTCAGCACAATGCTGACGAGCTACAGGCAGGTTGAGGCCATTTACGCCGCCTTACGGGCTATTGAAGGCGTCATTTATGTGCGGGTGCTGGTCAACTCCACACAATCGCCGCAGGACGAGCGCGGCATTCCCTACAAAGAAGTCTGCGCAATAGTTGAGGGCGGCAACGATGACGATATTGCGGACGCTCTTTTTCTGCGTTTTCCTGTCGGTATTGTGGGTCATGGAAGTACTCAAGTTGGCCGTGTGGATATTCAAGGCGTAAACTACGTCATCAGCTTCCAACGCCCTGAATCCGTGCCGATTTATGTTGATCTGCATATCCTTGTTTACGACAGGGCAGCGTTTCCTGATAACGGCATTGACCTTATCAAGCAGGCTATTGTTGATTATGCGGAGTACGCGGGCGGTGAATACAAAGGCTTCCCGCCCGGTGAAAATGTTGTGTACACCCGCCTGTACACGCCTATCAATGAGGTCAATGGTTTTTCTATTGTGTCGCTCAAAATCGGCAAAGAAGAATCCCCCACGGGCGAGACTGATATCCCGATACAATTTAATGAAGTCGCACGGTTCTACACACAAAACATCACCGTGACGATTGACGATCCTGAATGAGCTGCAACTGTTGGAGTGCTACGCTATGCGCAATAGAGCGTTACCAGAAATCCCCGGGCTTAATGCAGAAGGGGAAGTAAGCTCCAGCGGGCAACTGGCAAGCTTATATGTGGACTTTGACATACTGCGCAAAGACCTTGTTGCTGATGCGCTGTCAAAACTTACACCAGACCACCTGAAACATTGCGTTCTGCGGCAGTTCGTTGCGGCGTTTGTGGAGGAAGTCAACGAGCTGTACGATGCCGTTATAGACGTTGAAAAGTACCGATCGCTGTATTACGCTGCAAACGAGCAGCTTGACGCCATAGGCCGCATTGTAGGCTCTGACCGCACGTTTGGACAGGAAGACGAGTCAATGTATTTCTTTTCTGACCGTCCGAACCAAGGTTGCGACAAGGCGCTGGTATGGTGCATAAATGGCAGTATGACGACAACTGGCTACTTGACCGACAGCCAGTACCGCAATAATATAATACAGCAGATCATTAAAAATATGACGCTTTGTGCGTCTGTACCAGAGATCACTAACCTTATCAACCTTGCAACGGGCGACAATGCGTCTTTTAAAAAGACCGGCCCGATGACAGTTGACCTTTATATTCCAAGCTCAGTTTACTCTCAAAACTTCAAACGCCTGATTACGTTCATCAAGACGCTACGTTGCGATGACGTAAGTCCTACGCCCTACCCTGTTACACTTAGTCTGAGCGGCTACGTTGTATGGGTGCCGGGCAACTATTTCAAGGCTGATACAATGGACGGCTTCCAATGCGATGCCGGACGTTGTGCAGTAAGTACGTTCCAACCGATACTTACTAAATAAGCAGTTGCGTGCAAAGGAACATGTAGAGGAGCACAGTTGCAATGGCAAGAGATTTTACAGACATCCTGAATGCTGTATGGGCAGCGAACGCCCTTACGACGATTCCTAACCCACCCATACCGGGACAGGCATACCGCAATACGGAAATCGATGACAGCAATCTTAAGAACGGCCAGCAATACAGCGAAGTGTACGACTCAGCGCGTTACAACCAACTGTTATATCTGCTGAGTGGTTGCCTCAAGATGCTGATGGAAACAGGTCTGCCGGAATGGTCAGCAGAGCAAAATTACCAGAAAGGCGCGTATACCGTTGGCAGTGACGGTAAGCTGTACGGCCCTGCAAAGGCGGCCAGCGGCCCGGACAACGGCGGAGCGGTTGACCCGGTGACGGATGCCGCCGGAGACGGAACCACTTGGCAGAGGTCTTTGCCCAAGTTCGCGCCGCAGTTTGGAGCGTACAGCAAAGTTGTCGACGGTTATGTAGCCTCAGCGGCGTTGATTGACGACACTACGTCAATCAACAACATCACAACGCCCGGACGTTACATTGTCGGCACGTCTGTCGCAAATGTGCCCGTTTCGCTTTCTGCGCCGTCGATGCTTGTGGTGTTTGGCGTTACAACAAATGACGGTGCGTCGTTTGCAGCAAGCACCTTGCAGATACTCTATGCGGAAAACCCGAACGGCTCTACAGAGGTGTGGACTCGTGCGGCTTCTGCCACCAATACTTGGGGCACTTGGACACGACAGGATGCCGGAAGCCTAAAGCCATTTGTTGCACCCACTCAAAGCTCTCCCGGCAAACAGGGGCTTGTACCTGCGCCACAGGCTATTATGCCTGCAAAGCAACCTCTGTACACGCTTGGGCCTAACGCCGCGTTCAACACGTTGACCGCCGGGAGCTTTGACGTTTCTTGGGAACGTGCCAACTCTACCAATATTGTGCTTGGTGCAGAGCTGGTTGCGTCTCCTGCGTCCATCGCGTCCATTCCTTATGCGGGGGACTTTTACGCCAACCAATGGAGCGACGCTCCTGACGGTTATCAAGGAGAGGGTGTATACTCCTTGCGAGAGATGGGCGACAGGGGCAACGCACAAGACACAACGCGTATCCAATATTCCTTCTTTTACGCCCTCGCCTCCCAAAAGATTTATTGGCGCGGTGGAACTACCAAACGCGCCGCCGGTCAACCCATGACTTGGCGAGACTGGATGCAGGTTGCAGGTGGTGGTGGTGCTCCCATGCCAAGAGCGCCTGACGGTACAGCGGGCTCATGGCAGTTAGTTCTTGCCCGCGCTACAGATCCTTATTTACGTATACCAGCGGGCGGCTCATGGGCTGTTTACAGTGGGGCTATGTGGGTTAATGGCACTACTGATACTGACGGATATGCAAGCGTATACGCTGGCGGCACCGTTATAGGCCCTGTTATATTGTATGCCAGCGGGCGGCAATCTGCGTTGGTGTACAAGATTAACAACTCTTCGCATGTGTCAAGCGTGCGTGACGACAAGGACTGGCAAAGACACGACATACTGACCCGCAAAGACGGCTCGTATGTAATAACAGTAAACGGCTTGCCTTATCACGTACCTAATGAGGGCTATTATGCAGACTTGTGGACGCGCGTAGACGCTTTTGCAAAGGCCAATAGCGCACAAGTCAAAGAGGACACTAACAGTGCGCCAGAGCCGTCAGAAGAAGAGCGCATAGCGCTGTACAGACAAAACAAGCTTCAAGAATTCAAGCAAGTAATGCGCGATATTGACGTAGCGCTTGTGCGGCCTATGAGTCAATTGCTTTCTGGAGCAGCTACTATATCGACATTGGCTATGAATGCTGAACCTGATAGCAAGGCTGCTACCTCAAACGCTGTTATCTTTGCAGCGCTGCAAGAGGCGCAAGAACAGAACCGTGCGTTGCGCGAACAAGCGCTGTCGGCTCAGAGCATAGAAGAGATAGAAGCTATAACTCCGATAACAAGTGATAAAGCGCTTACAAAGACGCTGCAAGCCCTTGAATAAACAACAATGCCCACATTGACTCACAGCCAATGTGGGCATTGTTGCTAATTGTACTTCGTGGCTTTGATATCAGCCACGTCTTCCGACTGCTTTACAGTCTGCAACAACTCTTTGTTGCGGTTGTATTTGTCCAACAGAGCTTGTAGAGGATTACTGGCCGTTAGGTCTGTTGCCGCGTCGTCTTCTGGCACGTTGGCCGCCAGCGTCATAACAGTTGCCCGGCTCTGCGTGCCCACAAGCTGCTCTGCAATTATGGGCACCATTTCAAGGGCAATCTGCTGTTGCGCGTACTGGTACTGCTGCTCCGACACGGCCTGCGCCTCCTCTACCGTCATCTCAGGGGCAGTGAGCAGTGCGCCGTCCGGCAACGGGCCAAGCTCCTGCATATAGCGCGGTGGAGAATAGTAATGGTCTTCGCTTGTCCAATATGCAGTGCCGCCTATGCCAGATGCTTTGTCGTTTCTGTGATCTTCAAGGATTTCCCATCCGTCGCCAGACCACTTGGCGACGTGCTTTTCAGGGATTTCCCCGGGGTCTTTTGTAGTGGCGTTGCTTGGCATAAGGTATATGTCGTGCCCTTGCAGTTCTGTCTCGAGCGGGTCAAGGGGCGCATCGCAGGGGCCTATATATTCCTTTGTCTCCATGTGGTAGAGGAACACTTTCATATCAATCTCCGGTCAGTGTAGGCTGTTGTAATGCTAGTAGACAATACAAGGTAGCAGCAATGCACCATACGGCTGTACGCCAGCAGCCGCGCCGTAAAGGCCGTTGCTGTTTTGCGCGGAGAATCCTAGCCGGGGACTCTGCGACTTTCCGTTGTTGTCATCACCACCGCCCCTCTGACCAGTATCATAAAACGCTCCGGAGACGTACACACCACCGCCCCATGAGTCTGTTCCGAATGTGCCTGCAATATTAGGCAGGCCCTCCACCTGCAATGTGCCTACCGGATATACGCTAAAGTCCGTGCTGCGCATTACGCGGCTTGCAAGGTTAGGGACATTGAAAGTTGTACTCCCGTCGCCTGCTCCCCATATTGTGCCGATAGCGGCAAACAACTTTGCGTATGTTGTGCGGGATACAGCAGCGCCGTTGCAGGGCAGGCTCCCCTGCGGAGCAGACGTACCGCCAAAGTAAAACACTGTTCCCGGTTGACTGCTCCCACCACCACCACCTGCAACCTGCATCCAGTCTCGCCAAGTCATGGGTTGATAATAAAACACCCCGTAATCAATGTCGATTGCGGGGTGTTTGTTAGGCTATGACAACAGATTCTTTAATCTGCTTCCGCCCAGTTGGCAGCGGTGTGGCAATCCACAACAAGCGGCACACGCAATGGCACACACGTTTCCATAGTCCTCTTGAGTTCTGCTAGCGCTTCCATGCCCTCCTTTGTAGGCGGTACGGACACGTCAATTTCATCGTGCACTGTTATATGCGGATGTAGCACGTCAAATAGCCCTTTGTTCCAAGCGTCCACCAGCCCTTTTTTCATAATGTCCGCTGCACTGCCCTGAATCAGACGGTTGTATAGCGAGTGGACTTTACGGGACGGATGCACTCGAGCTCTCCTGCCAAGCACAGTAAATACAAAGCCCGCGCGCTCTGCTTTCTCAACAACGCGGCGACGCGTCTCCTTGAGATATGGAGCGGCAGCGTGGTACGCCTGCATAAACTCTTGAGCCTCAGCCTCTGTCCAGTAAAACTTGCGGGCGGCGGCTTTGTATCTCATGCCATAGCTTGCACCAAAATTCAGGCGCTTTGCTGTGCGGCGGTTGAATCCGGTCAAGTCCATTATATGCTGATGATAATCTGTATTAGGATTATCGTTGTAGGCTTTGCGCAAGTCCTCTGCTCCCGGCCCGATAGCGTAATGCGCGGCAATACGATACTCCACCTGACTGTAGTCCAGCTTTGCCCACACATGCCCCGGCTCTGGGATAAACAGCTTGCGGATAATCTGGCCAGCTAACAGGTCAGTTTCTTTTGACTCCCCGCTCGCAAAATCCTCATTGGATTGCGCCGGAACCTGCTGTAGATTAGGACGGCTGGAAGAAAACCGGCCACTCACCGCCCCACGCTCATCACTGCGCAATGGATGGAAGGAGCAGTGCAGTCTCTCGCCCACAAGAAAATCCAAGTACGGGACAAGAAACATGTTGGTCAACGTACTATAGTGCCGCCAGTTGAGTATTGTATTGGCTATCTCAAGGTTGTCGTCCTTGTACATACGCGTCAGCACGTCTTTGTCCAGATTAGGATTGCCCGGAAAGCCCTTGGACGCAGCGTACATAGTCGGTTCTTTGCGCGGATAGGCTATGCCGTGCGCGTCAAACAGCTTTGCTAACTGCAACGTGGAGCTGATGTTAAACTCTTTGCCCGCCCAAGCATAGATCTTTTGCTCAAGGCTATACAACTCGTCTGCAACGCTCAAAGCCGTTTGTTTAAACAGCGGCAAGTCAATGCGCACGCCAAGCTTGCGCATGTGCGTCAGCAACGGCAAAAGGCCAATCTCAACCTCATAAATGTCCATCAGCCCTTGCTGTTCAAGGATCTCCTTCTGTTTGGCAAGTATCTGCAACGGCAGCATGCCGTCCAGCTCAGCGTATTGCCCTACCACTTGCGCAGGCATTTTCCATATGTGTTCACGGGCGTCCTTGTATTTCCAGCCCTGCTCGTCACAGTAGCGCTCCAGTACCCCTGTAGCTTTTTCCGGGCAAGCGTATATACCAGCGAGATTGCTCAACGAAAATGACTTACGATACTCGTCAATCAAGGGCTCCGCGAACTGGATATCCTCATACTTGCCCTTGACAGGTATGCCAAGATTGTTTATAGTCCAGTCTAAGTCGTACGCGATATTTGCGCCCACCTTACGATGAGGGCGTGCAAGTATGTCCCTTACAATCTTGAGATTGCGCTCTTTGCGCTCTGGAGTTGTGTCGGGATGCTGTATGTCAAGGTATACGCCACGGTCTTTTGTTGCGCAGGAAAAGCCGCATACGTAGCCGTCCTTACGAAACACACCGGGCCCTTTAGACATAAGGTACGGATCTTTTGTTTCAATGTCAAAGCCAATTTCGTCTGCGTCCAATAGCCAAGAAAAGTCCTCACACTCTGGCCTAGCTTCTTTTCGCATGGGTTCTCCCTTTATACGTATCATAATCAGTGGGGTCTAGCCAATCCTCCAAGCCCTCCGGACGGCGTTTGTCAGGATATTTGCCAGCTAAGTAGGCATGTTCTTTGCAGCAATAGCGCTGGCGGCCGTGTCCTGCGAACTCCGAACTGCAAGGGATAAAGGCACAGCGCTTGTTGTATGTTGGCGCAGGATTGGCGTAGTATTCCTGACGGCATTTCAAGTCGCAAAACACCTGCTTTTCGCGTACCTGTTTAAATCTGCACGCGCAATTTTTGCAGATTGCATACGACGCTACCTTGCGCAGATTACTGTATTTTACGCGACATGTTGAGCAGCGGGTACGTTTCCCTGCGTTCCCCTGTGTAAATTCCCTGCCGCACTCTATGCAGACGGTACGTTTCATTGTTTCCCCTCACAGCGGTATTGCCTCTCCGCATTGGCCCGTGAAATCCTATTTTTACGAAGCGTTTAATTCCGCCCCGGCTGGCCGGGAGCGCCTTAGCCTAGGCGCTATTCTACGGCTAAAATGCCCCACGGGAGACGAGAATTAAACGCTTCGTATTTAAATAACCAATAATTCCAAGGACTTATCGAAAATAGGAATCCGCGTCATCGGCCTACGCGTACTTGGCTGTGTCCATGTGCGCCGCGCCGTCCGGAGTTGCAAGCTGCATGACGCTGAGCCGGGGCCAGTGAGCGTAGTTGGTCTTGTAAGGCACGTCATAGCACACCTCCCTGACGCCCATGTAATCCAGCAGCTTGCAGCAGGCATCGCAGGGGGCGTGCGTGACGTAAGCCACCGTATGCTCCCAGTCGGTGTGGCCGTTTTGCAACGCCTCAATCACCGCCTGCATCTCCCCGTGTACGCTATAGCATCCGTCGCTGTAGAACTTTTCTCCCGCGTCACGGGCGCACAGCTTGGTACAAGCATCACCATGCGCCCTGTCACCGTGGCCACGGCCAACGATCTTATCGTTGCACACCAGCACACAGCCGCAGTGCTTTTTGAGGCAGCGGCTTTTATTGCTCTCTTCCCACGCCGCACGCATCCATTGCCTCTCTCGTCCAAACTGGACAACCTTACGTACCTGCTCAACGCCCATGTCAAAAATGAGCTGAAACTCAGCCATATGCACAGAGTAGTCGGCATCGTCCGGCGCGTCAAATGCAGCTTGCAACTGCTCCGCATTGCGTTGATACGCGTGTGCGCTCAGCATAAGATGCTCATATGAGCCTATCTCAACAGGCAAGCCAGCTCTGCGCAGCTCTTTGAGCATTGCGTGGTGCAGCACGCTATACCATGCAACGTCGTACGGAGTGCCATACCATATGTCATTGGAGCGCATTACCACGAGCATGTTGAGCATATTCTCGCGGATGCCGAACCGCACAAACATTGTGCAAGGGTTGTCGTTGCTGATATACGCGTGCTCGTTGTTATAGACCGTCATCACAGCCTTTTTGGTATCCGCGTTGTTAAGCAGGCAGTTGTACGCGTGCTCGAATTGTGTAAATCCGTGGGCATTGCGATCATGCAACAAGAGCTTGCCGTAGTTGCTTGTAACGGTCTTGCCGTCATCAGAGCACTTGGTCCAGAACTTGGAGAGCTTGACTGCATCCTCCAGCTTGTCAGAGCCACTGCAATACCATTCTAGCTCCTTTCGGAAATACTCGTTGGAGGCATTCCTGCCGCGCATGTACGCAAGAGAGCCGGGAGACAAAAAGATGGAATAGTTGACGCGCTCATACAGGCGTTCGCCCTTGCGGTTAGTCGTAACATAGTCAGGCTGGTGGAATACCTTGTATACAAGATTGCGATAGTTGATAGTCGTGCCACAGATCATTTGCGTATCTCCTTATTGCAGATTAAAACCACTCGTCGGCTTTTAGCTCGGCGTCGTCAAGCCAGCACCTTGGGTCAAGTTGTGTAAAGCTAGGATAGCCGTAAGACTGTTCTTTGAGCTTAAGCGTCAGCTTTTGCTTAGCTCGAGTAGCGCCTACGTAGAGGCAACGCAGCTCTGAGTCTGGGTCTCTGCGATAGTTGCTATCAGTCTTTAGGCGGTAGCCAAGGGCCAATATCACATGCTCGCACTCTGACCCCTTGGCCGCGTGGATAGTGCTCAACTCGATTTTGTGTGCCTGCTGTTCCCCTCTGCTCTCGCGCTCCAATACGCGCTTAAAATACTGCGCATTATTGCGGCTCTTGAGAGCGTCATACCACGGTATTTCAAGGCCCGTCTTGCTAAACCATTCTCGCTCAAACGAGCGCAAGGGCGGGTAAAAGCTTGGTTCGGGGCTTGTACGCCATTGCTCGTATGCCTCAATAGCTCTGCGCATGCTGAGCGGAAAGCTGCTCTCGCCTTTGTACGTATAGAGTAGGCCCGCCTCTTGCAGGGCCTTGGCAGCGCGGCCAAGCTCCATACGGTCTCGGCTCAGTATGAGCGTATGGCGGTCAATCCTGGCCAGCGCCTTAGTCCAGCTTATTGCAACGTCCACGTCCCCTTGCTCATCACGCGGCCGGAAATCCTTGTGCGTCCGGTGACTGATGCCTTTGAGCACGTTCAGCGCGTACCGATGGACTTTGACAGGCAATCTGTTGCTTTGTTGTAGTATTTCAGTTGCGGCCTCCCGTTTCATAAACTCGTCTACGTCTGCACCAGCCCATGTGTAGATTGCCTGATCATCGTCTCCTGCAATATACATGCGCTTGGCCCCTGCAAACATCTTATCCACGACAACCCATTGCAGCGTAGTCAAGTCCTGCGCCTCATCGACAAACACAACGTCAACATCCAACGGATCTCCGTACTTGTAATAGTTGAACATCATGTCCGTAAAGTCGATACAGCCGTAAGTTTCTTTATACGCCTGCAAGTTCTTCGCAACATACAGCAGCTTAGTATAGTTTAAACCAACAATCAGCTTGTCATACGTTGCAGGATTGTGCATTGCTAACGAACAAGCAGCAAGGTACGTCGCATCGTTCTTTTCTGACAATATAGCCAATGCGCTTTCGTCAACGTCGAACTTTAGACCTAGTTTTTTGCCTAGCTCATAATAGTCCTTTTTCTGCATAATACGTCCGTGCTTACTGCCTGTCTGGCGAAAACAGAGCGAGTGCAACGTCCGAAAGTGGCAGAGCTGAGCATCGTCGAAAGCAAAACGCTCCTTTGCCCTTTGTGCGCCCTCATACGTACCGCGCCGCGTAAACGACACAAACGCAATGCGCTTAGGCGGTACAGTTTCCAATTCTTTCTCCAGCAGCGCCAGCAGGCGGGTTGTCTTACCCGTACCGGGCGGCCCAAGAATTTTATAACGCTGCATATGCGCCTCAGAACCTGTCTTTTCGCTTGGGTGGGAATTTTACAGTTGGTATAGAGTCAAAGTTCTCCAACTGCAATTTTTCGTTCAAGGCCTCCCGCAGTCTATCCGCAGACGACTTTGAGCTACTTGACGTGAGCTGCACAGGGTCTATCTGCACAGCCGTATAATCTTGCTCACTCTTGCGCTCCTCTAGCGCAGGGCGGCTCTCCAAGGTGGCAGTTACAATAGGGGATATCTTGTCAGCAGGGACGCTCCACGCCTGAAACGTCGCTTTGGAGTTTTGTCTACGACAACTGTGCGCCTTGCCGCCAATCTCCTTAAGATACATGTAAATGTCATTAAGGTTGGAAGATACAACCTTGCTCATTTTACTGTATCTCAACAGATCGTTAATGCGAAAATAATAGCGCTTATCCTCCTCACTAAAGTAAACCTGCCCAAGCGCCACCTGAGCCAGTGAAGAGGCTACAGTGCGTTCCAACAGGAACTCATTGAGTTCAGACAGGAAGACTGTCTTGTCCGATACAACTTCTTCCTGCGCCACTGCAATACGTTTAATGTTTTTCAGGGCATTGCCAAGGATGCCATACCAGACGGACTCTTTCAGGGTATTAGGACAGCGGTACAGGTACCGTATGCAATAGTCCTGAAACTTATCTTGTCTGCGCAGCTCGAACTCACTATTGAACCGCATCCGCGTACCGTTGACAACCCACTCGTAAAACGGCGGATCAGCTTGGTATTGGTAGAGCTGTTCAAAGTTCAAGTCACTGACATAGGTGCAGCTTTTGCCGTATTTGCGTTGCTCACACAAAGACCGCATGCAATATGGGCGCAGAGCCGCGTTGTCGCATTGGTAGCTGTAGTCGCCCTTTTTGTGCGAGTTAAGCACAGTAGATTGTAGTTCGTCCTCTCCTTGCGGCTCTGGGAGAGACTGATTGATCAACTTAAGCCGCCGGTCAAAATCCTCTGGGTTACGCGCTTTCAGGTACACACAACTGTTGAACAGGAAGATGTTCCTGTTGTGATTCTTTTCGCGGACTTCGCCCATAAGATACATTGCTTGCAGGCAGGGCGGCCCGCTGCTGAAAGGCAACTGCTCAATGCAGTCCTTCATGTCCTTCAGTGTAGTCCGCCGACTCCAACAAAGCTCCATCGCCTGCACAAAATCCAAAGGCTTGCCTTCAGAATCATAGGCGTAGCGCTCGGTTTTGAGATGGTTGTAATAGGGCAGGTTGATCCAGTTGCCCACCGCCGTATGGTCTGCAAAAGCTTGCTTGGGGAATGTCTCTGTTGTATCGGAAAGACCTAATACAAGCTTGAACTCGTTAAGCATGTCCACTACTTGCTTTGCAAGCTCCGGTTTACGGAAAAAGATAAAGGCATGCAGGCCACCGCTCTTACTGCGAAAGCAAGTAAACGGCACACCATACCTGTCGAACATGCTAACGTATTGCTTTGGATCACACGGATAGCGGTCTATGTCAATAGCAGCAAAGTTGCACTTTTGTTCAACCGTAATCGGCACAACGCCTATGCTTTGCTTGCCGTTCAGGTGATCACTGTATATAGCCGCCGTCAAAGGCTCCCGCTTGGTAAAGCTCTTGCCTTTGCGCTTGTCGCCCTCCTTTAACTTTGCATTTTTGGATTCCGGGACATGTACGCCGTAACAGTTGTCTCGCCCTGCAAATAGCGTCATAAACGCTGTAGAGGCTGGCATTTCCATTAGCGTAGTCCTTTGGAGGTTACGGACGTGGATTTTTGCAATAGTCGTAGACGTAGGCGTCCCAGAGCTTTGCGCCCTTGAGCCACGCAAAGAATCCCGCAATGCTGTTTCGCATCTCACGTTCGCAGACTTCCACGTCCGTCTGACACGGGACGCGATGCAGGGCCTTTATTGTGCAGCTATCGTCGGCTTCCCACTCCGCCACAATATAGTCAAACGTAGTGATTCCGGTGACATAGCAGTAGAATACGTATTGCCAGCCGCTCTGGTACTTGGACGCGCCTCTGTAGTGGCCAGTGGTCTTGAGGTCTATTATATGTCCTGCGGGCTTGTAGATACTGCCTTTCGGAAAGTATACGTCCAACTTGTTATTAAGCCGGACTTGGTAGACCTCATCGGCGTGAAGTACCTTGATTGCTCCGCGAACCCACCGTTGCCATTCTGCGCCCTCACAAGCTTCAAAAAGCTTTGCAAACGGCTCCGGCTGCTCGTTAAAGGGCAGAGGCAAGTTGCCCGTTTTGCAGTAATGTTCTGCGGCGTCCTCAAACGCGTGTCCCTTGCGTATGGCTTCTGTCTCAACAAAAGGCTCGGCCTTGAGCTTGGATACAATACCTTCCCAAGCACGTTCCTTCCAAGACTGCGGACAGTTACGATAAAAGTCGTAGGCGTCCAATAAAGTCGGGGACAATTTCAGATTCAGAGGAGAGACGCTGTTCCACATATTCAGTGTCCTTTATGCAATATATAAAATCGTGTTGTTGTATAACAAGCAACGCATACTTAGCGTCCGCTTTCCAGCACTTGTAGGCGAACTCAGTCTGACCAACCTGCCAATGTACGTCATGCAGGGGAGAGGTGAGGCGTATCTTGCGACAGACCTTAACTTCCAATAGCAGGTAGTCTGGCCCCCTGAACATAACTATATCAGGTATACCGTTCTGAAGCTTGTTCTCAACACGGAAAACGTGCCAGCCGGACATTCGCGCGGACTTGGACAACCGGGGGTACGCGCTGGCTTCCCTTTCAAAGGGCTTCCCCTTGTAGGTAAACCTGACGCCTACAAGGGGTATGCCCATAAAATCAAAGCGTTCCAGCTCCATACTGGCCTAGAACGGCGCGTTATCCGCCGCATCGGAAGGCGTCACGTCGATAGCGCCATGCGGCAAGGGCTCAATGGCGTCCGCGCCCTCCGCGAGAGCCGCATAGTTGACCTGCCTGCCGTCGCTCAGAGCCACACGCTCAGTCGTAATTGCCTCAAACAGGGCTTTATCTACCCATGAGTCAAAGCTGACGGCGTACCCCGCCCAAGAGCCTTTGTCATTGCTTAGCTGGACGCTATCGAGACGCCAGACGGTATGGTATATCTTGGCCCGAGTTTTGGTGCCGGGGATTATCATCGACGTGAGCAGGCGGTTCCAGCGCCGGGCCTCCTTAAGCTGAGTGCTGGACATGCAGAGCAGACAGACGCCCCACTCGGGCTTGTCCGGCAAGTAGACGTAATATGTATACGTATCAAACAGCTCATTGCCGGTCAGAGGGTCTACGATTTTGTTGTTGATAGTGTCGTAAGCTCCCGTTGCAAGAGCCTTATTGACCTGCTCAGGCGTATACGCCCCTGCAAAACCTCCCCGGTTAGGCTTCCACGAGATGTAGGTACGGTCAAACATCCCCACAATAACGCGAGTCGGCAGAGGTATGACTTCATTTGTGACGTTGTTGTAAAGCATTCCTTCCTCTGCGCCTTCAACGTATGCAGGGTCTTTTTTCTTGCACTGCGGAGAGAGGGTCTGCAACAGACGGATAAAAGGGAACGCTATGACGCTGGAGTCAAGGCGCTCATCACCTCCGCGCCCATCGTCAACAAGGAAATCAAAGACATTCTGGGCGTCGTTATTGACATCGTTCTGGGACATTGCAATTTCTCCTTTGGGTTATCCGATAAAATACTGGTAGACGCACATGCCGACAACATGGCCAAGGGCAAAAAGGATATCAGTCATTGCAAACGCTCTCCTATAGTTATTAGTCCTTGTACTCGCCGTTGCGCTGCACACCTTCAAATGCCGGGGACAGCGCGTCAAGCACCTGCTCAAAGTAATCCAAGTGATCGGCCTCCTCTACCGCGATGCGGGAAAGCAGTTGCTTGGATACCTCATCCACAGCCGCAAGCTGCTCAACGTAGCCCTGATACGTACTGCGTGTCACCATCTCAAGCTGTTGCGCGTAGTTGTAGCAGTCGTTGAGGCTCCCCGGCAGTCTGGGAGCGCCGTCAGCATACGTGCAAGGGACGCCCTTGAGCTGTTTGATACGCTCTGCCAGTTGCTCCGCATGGCGCATCTCGGCTATGGCAATGCGCTTCATGCCGCCCGCCAGCATGTCGTAGCCCTTGTCGTTGAGATAGTAGTGCAACTGCATGTACTGCGCAATAGCGGTCAGCTCCATTGACCGGGCAAGGTTGAGGATATCAATGGTTTTCTCGGCGTCGAACATACTAAAGCTCCTTTATTTGACTGTTGCTAGGGCTATCAATCAGGCTATCTGACCGTAGTCTTATGGTAAATGTACGCGGAGATGCCCGGAATCTGGTCAACAGGTACAGCATCCGCCGACTCGTAAAAGTCGTCTGCAAGTCCCGCAACGTCCTTGACATACTTTTTAAGCGTCATCGGATGGACAGTCTTGTTGACTTTCGGGGCAAGGCCGGTGGTCTCTACAATCACCCTGAGCAGAGCTTGCAGTACGGCGTCGTCCAGCTTGCCGAACTCAAGCGTCACCTTGAAAATGGCGTCTTCCCCGCGCTCCGTTGCAAAGGCGTCCAGCTTTTCGATATCCGTCACGCTGGCGCTGACTTCTGTCTTGACCGTTACCCGCTCTCCCCAAGGGGTCTTGAGCTCAGACAGCCCGGATTGCAGCACAAAGTTAGGGATTTCCGTCTGGGAGAGCAGATTGTACCGGAGCTTAGCTTCCTTGAGCTGAGACTCCAGTGCTTCCACTTCCCCCTGCGCCTGCTTGTAATCCGCAAGCAAGTCCTTAAGTTGTGCCATGTTCAGGGCTTCCGGCTGCGCTGCATCGTTTGCAAGATAGGACATGTCCATTTGTTGCTCTCCTATTGTGGACGCGGTTGTTACATTTCAGAGGTGTTAACGCCGTCGACTTCTTTTTCAAAAATCAACAGATATCCATCGTCAAAGGTGTAAAAGCCCATAGTGCAAAGCAGGACAAGGAACCTGACAATCTGGATAAACGGGTTCTTGTGCGTGTGTTCAACAACCTGATGCAGGTTGTATCCACGCTCGTTGTAGTATTCCACGGCCTTTTCAATCTTCCGACGCGGGTTGACAGTAAACCAGCCGATAAGACCGCCGCGCAAGCTAATGCGCACAACTTCGTTTTTCTTGATAGCCATGTGGGTTCTCCTATGTTGGATTGTTTCTAGGGATAGCGTAAACTCAAAGACTAACGAGAGCTCAGCACACTGTACGGAAGGAACAGCTCCTCCTCATACCATTGCCCCGATTCAAAGCGGGCCATAGCCCGCAGCAGCTCAGGTAGCCTATCCTGTATGTCAATCTCATCGGTGGGCTGGACGTTCAGGTGGCTGCTGAGGAATTGCTTGTACGATTGCTTATTGCCTGTGCAAAACCTCTCCACGAGCGCATCGATGGTTTTGATACCATGCTTGGCTTTGTAGTTCAGCAGCAACCGCGCGGCGGCCCTGAAGCCATAGTCAGGACTGGCAAAGATAGCGTGCCCGAACTTATCCTGACCAACCTGCCCAAGCCAATTACTCCCCTTGACGTTGAGCGGATTGTTGTTCAGGTGGGCTAGCGTAAGCTCTTCGCGGGATGTTTCGGCAGCGTCGCTATGCACAATAACAGGCTTGAGCTGCTCTGCGATATACTGCCGCAAAGCATAGCACTCTTCTTCAAGCGCCGCGTTCTGCCGTTCGCTTAGCTCAAGCAGCCGAGAAGTCTTGTAATTGTTGTAGCAAAGTCCGGCGCTCCCTGCCGCAATAAGCAGGGAGCAGACAAGCAACGAGAAGGGACGTAGCCTTAGCATGTCGCGCTCCTAATGTAGCGTACAAGATCTTCCGCGCGATCTCTCGTAACAGGCAACTCTATGTACGGTGCTACGCCATTGCCGGAGTACCGGATAACGTAGCGCAGAGGGCTATCGGCCAAGTCGTAGTCAAAAGTGTCGCACGGCCGAGAGCGATCATAATAAAAGAACGTGCCTTCCGCGTCGTAAAATCCAATGGCCGTCGCATCCATAGCAATGAGGTTGTCGTTCTGGGCCAGAATCTCGTCCGTGTCGATAAATTCCAAGAGCTTGAACTGGTGCACGGTGGGATGCCCGCATACGTCATAGCGCGGGTAATCCAGCTTCTCCGCGACTTCTTTGAGGACAATAAAGCAATCTCCGGTAGGGACATGCTTGACAACGTAGTAAGCAGACATAGAAAGCATAACGGGTTCTCCTTAGTGCAGTTACTCTGCAACGATCTGCGGCGCGTAGGCACCGTCATCTACATATTCATCTGCCCATGCGTCGGTATCGGGCAGCTCATCGATGGTTGTTGCGTCCCCTGGCAGCTCGTTGACATCCACCCAGTATTCCCTGCTCCCATCGCAAGAGCTCATATTGAGCGGCACATAGCCCCACTCCAGCATGGCCTTACGGGCGTCCTCCAAGGCGGAGAACTTTTCATTGCGGCCGACATTTGCAACTCTGTACATATGAGCTCCTTAGCCAATAATCACGCTTTCGCGGGTTCCAAAAGGCATAGCGTCAAAATCAATGCCGTAGCCGTTGCAAAACTCAACCATCTCCGCTAAGTACGCGTCGCTGATTAACCCATTCTTCGCCTTGTTGACAGTCAGCTTGCCGGTATAGCTATCATACTTAGCCCAAGTGCCCTTGTCGCCGCGACGGGCAAAATCACGGTGCTGGAAAATCACAAAGTTGCTGGAATTGAGGTTCAGAGTAGTCATGGCGGGTTCTCCTTGATAAGCATTGCCGTTGAGATATGTATGCGACAATCGGCGACGAAAAGTCAAGCGTTTGGGGAAAATTATTTTCCCACTTTCCAAAATTTTCATCTAAGCACTCAAATGCCTAACGAAAATTCTTTGCGCACGCCTGATTTACACCTACTTCATGCCGTTCGCATCAGGAGCTCACAGCCTAACGCGTCCCGGTCAATGCCTGCCATGCAGTGGCACTTGCCTCTCATCAGAGCCTACAGCCTAAAGCTATCTCCTAAGTACCACCAATGCCTGCTGACATATACTTATAACCTGAATATGTCCCCTGCCCCCTCATACTTATTAAACAAAGCGTTGAGGTCTTTGCCTGCCTTGTTGTTGTCGTACACAGCCTGCTCAAACGGCACGTCGATAAGGATATCCTTATACACAGGGCTCTCGACAATCCCAAGCCGGTGAGACCTGTCCTCAGCTTGGAGCCGGTCTTCCGTATTGTAGCTCCGACTGTACCAGTACTGCGTCGTGACGTTTTGCAGGTTGAGTCCATAGCCGACGATGCTGGCATTGCACACAATCCCTTGCAGCTCTCCGCGCTTGAGCTGATCAATGTACGTATCACGCTCAGGCTTGGGCGTACTGCCATAGATAAGCGCCACGTTGTACTGCTCTTTCAGGGCCTCATAGATCATTTCCAGCTCGGCCCTAAACGTCGCGAACACCATAAACTTGGCCTCTCCAAGCTCTTCCAAGTCGTTCAGCAACCAAGTCAACTTAGGACTGCCAGACTCAAGACGTTGTATCCGCATCTCGCCGTCCTCAGCGGTATACGGAAATGATCCACCGCATACTTGCAATACGCGGATACCAAGTGCAGCTTTGTTCTGTACTGTCAACACCTGCCCACCGTACTCGGATATTGCGTACTTGGTCAGTTGTTTCAACACGTCCTTCTGCTCCGGGGACGGCGGGAGCTTTACAACCTGATACACTTTTGGAGGCAGATCAGTCTCAGAGTCGTCAACAAAGTCAACGAGCTCCCCTAACTGCTTTTTGAGTTGAGGGATATACTTGTAAGGCGCGTAGTCCTTATGCGCCGCAATATACCGCACGTCTTCCGGGTGCAGTCCAAGCTCCTGCGAAATCGTATACGTTACACTGACCTTGGCATCCTGATTCAGGGCGTAATAGTTATACCTGTTCAGTGCGCTACGGCAGATATTCCACGTTCGCGCGTCAATGATAGTTGTAATCGGCACATTACGTCCGGAGCGCATTTGCACCTGCCTCTGCATCATAACAGTATGCCGCATCTGGAACCGTGAATACGACATGCTCAATATGCCGGGGTCTATGCAGTACATAAGAGACCATACGTCACTTGGGCGCTTGCTCAGTGCAGTGCCCGTCATAACGCCTACCGGCCCCTGCACAGCCTTGCGCAGATTGAGTAAGTTTTTAGTGCGGGCGCTTGACGGATTTTTAATGCGCGTCGCTTCGTCAATGATTATTGCAGTACGCTGTGGTACTACAAAGCGTTTTATAACATCGTCCGCCGAGTTGCGGCTAAATACGTCAATGTGTATTGACATAAATGCAAGGCGGCGTGCCGCAGTTTCCAGCTTGGTAAAGAAGGCATACTGCTCATTGATAGCCTTTCGCAGTCGAGACGGCGAAAAGGCGTATGCAGCGTATTCCTCTCCGCAGTGCTTTGGCAGCTCCTCATTAACCCATTGCTGATGCACAAGGTTAGGCGCAACAATCAGTACCCGGTCAATGCGTCCCTTGCGATACCAGTACGTCGCCAAGTCAATAGCAACTTTGGTTTTGCCACGTCCCATTGTCCAAAACAACGCAAAGAACGGCTGATCCTTATACCTCAAAAAGGCAAGAGCCTGCCTGCGCAGAGGCGTTGTCTCCATCGCGTAGGCGCTCTTTACATAGCTGCAAAGCTCTTCCTTGCGCATTTGCAAAGCGGCAGTGTAGCTAAGTTCAGACGGCTCAGTAACGCCTTGCGGCTTATCTACAGTACTGTCTAACATACGGGTTCTCCAGCTCATGCAAAGGGATAAACGGCTTGTGTCCAATACGGACACACTTGATCTTGCGCAGTTGCAAGCCTTTGGTCAGCATCTTTCCGGATATGCCCGCCAATTGGCGAAACAGCGTCCAAGTAAGATACGGTACGCCGTCCAGCAGGATGCGGTCTGCGTCTCGGATTTCAAGGGTGTACGTCTCCGGCTCGTAATCCAGAGAGTTCAATAGTGCTTTATTATACATTACTGTCTTCCTGTGGGCCTATGGTTCGTGCGCCTCTCCAGCTCAAGGAGCCTTGCTCTTGTTACGTACTTCCTGTCGTAATACTCGCCTTCATCGCGCAGATAAAAACGCAGCCAAACGCGACTTATATCAGTCGTATAGCAGTATAGGCAGTCCCTCCCAAAGTCCTTGATAAGCAGCAGGTCTCCGGGCAATAGCTCAACCTCAACCTTTTCATTCCACTGGTTTTTGCCCCGCATATGGCGGCGCTTAATAATCGCTACAACCTGAGCATAATCCGGTCTGCATGTCTTAAGGCGCTCCTGCTCTGTCCAATAGGCAGAGCACAAAGCTCTGAGCGCGTCTGCCTCATTGCGGATGCAAGGCTTCAGCGCCTTTTGGACAGCACCTGCAACAGCCTTTCTGACGCTTTTACAAACGCTAACAAGTCCATGATCACCTCTTGCAACGCTAGAAAATCTGACTATCCATAAAATCCTCATCCAGAAGGCAGTCTTCCGGGCGTTTGTCAATGCGGAATCCAATCTCCCAGTCAATCCGCGCATGGGATATCCTGCGATTGCGCCCGCTGATATCCTGTCCGTCAACTGTCACAACCCGGCCATAGTATTCCGGCTTCAGGACTACCTTGCCGTCGCTATCCATGTGCGACATGGCCCGGCGCAGTTCCAGAGGCAACCCGCTCACCGTAGCAATCCAGTAGTCCGGCTCAACGGTGCCGTCGCTCTTGACCAACTGCACTCCAAGCTTAAGCCCTGCAATCAGGCCCTTGGGCGTATACTCGTCTCCAAGGGTATATCCAATGACATAGGCGTCTATGTCATTGGCGCGGGCGTATGTCATCGTCCGCTTGTACTTAATGCAGGTATCCGGATAGCGACGTCTTGCAACAGCGCAGCGGTACGGCTGGCGCAGGTTCTTCAGCATCCCGCCCTCTTTGCCGGAGTTGAGCAACGCTTCTAGCCTTTGGCGCTTGTTTACAAGCCAGAGCTCAGAAGGCTTGAACAACCCTGATTCATTGCAAAACTTTACAAGTTCTTCGCGGCGGCGCTGGAAGGGCACAGCAGTGTTGATTACGGGCGCATCGGCACTGCCCTTATACTCAACGTTCAGCATATCAAACGGTACAATCTGCAACGGCGCGTCAGTGCGCTGGAGAGCACGGGACTCCTCAGCATCCATCGCCAGCAGGGCCGTCACAGCGTTCAGGTGAGACGCGCTCCAATAGCCGTCCGCATGCTCAATCAACCCCTCTGTAAGGACTTCGCAATCCAGTATAAAAGGTCTCTTGTAAATGTACGAGAAGGCAGTCAGCGGTTGAAAATGTGTCAGTCCTGCGTGCCTGACGGGAATCAGAATCTTGCTGGTGTACTCAACAGGCAGAAACGTCTGTACCGACTTATTCCGTCCAAAGGCGGTGAACCCTTCTTCTGGATGGTAGCACAGCACAATCCGGCATCCGTCATACTTTTCCTCAAGCGCCCAAACGTCGCTATCAAGGACGGCGGCCTGTACAGCGGGCTTGAGCTGGTCAAAACGAGCAGCCAACTGCACGTCGCCAAGTGCCCGGCGTATGCTAAAACCATGAGAGGTAACGCCTTCAGCTTCGCGCCGTTTAATGTACTGTCTAGCGTAGTGGGTAGCAATCACGTTTTCGAGATCGCTGCTTAGGATTCTGCCGTTCCGGCCAGAGCCGGACTCAGGCAGGCGCAGGCCAAGACGTTCGATGGTGTCTAAGAGCTTGGTTGTTTTCATTTGGGGTTCTCCTATTCAGTGGTTGAACTTTCGCGAAATTCCGGGTGTGGAAAATCCGTTTCCAGCTATCCTGCCTTAATCCATTCCAAAAGTCAAGGGGATTCTCGCCGTTTGGAAAATTATTTTCCCGTTTCGTTCAAGGGGGGCCCTACGTGATCCAGTCGCCCGGAAAGCCTAGCAGCCGTAAGGCTCCCCGTTTTTAATTCACTAGAATTGGTAAAAGGCAGCAAAACGTTGCAGCCCAAGGGCTGGAGGGCGGCTGGAACTTCGTTTCGTTCCCGTTCCAGCCGCTGTATAAAACACTAGTTCAGCTGTAGTTTAGTTTCAGTTCAGTTGCAGAATCTTTCCGTTCAAGGAGAGAAATCTGCAAAGGTACACTAGTAGCGTTGCATAAAATTGTCGACGCCTAACAGTCCTTGCGCAACAGGAGAGCGCAGGAGGGATGCAAGTGGATTACAGGAGTGCAGGAGGGATAATTGGAGAAGGCAAAAGGTCTACAGAAGAGCAGATTGGAGTGTCGCCTGTCCTGTGCGCTAACCTATCGTTTGTTCCAATCTCATATTTATGCGGCACGAAATTCCTTTTCCCTGTCAGATTCAGTAATTTCGAGAACTCACAGAAGAGATTCTGGATATCATTGCCACGCAGCCGCAGGCCGTTCAGCAGCGGAAATCCAAGGGAGTGCAGGCCAAGCTGAGCCATAGCCCGCAAAACAATAGGAATCTGACGCGGTTTTATGCCCGGAAAAACATAGCGCATGCCCTTCACACAGCCCGGCCCCGGTACAATAAAGCTATCGTAGTCAACGGAAATAGGCGAAAAATAGCTGTAGTCCAGTGAAAGCTGATAGCTCAGAAAGTCGCCAAAGCCTCTGTACCTGCTGAAAATGTGAAAATTGCGCTTCAATTCATGCGGGGACAGGCGGATTTTCAGGAGGTCTCCGCTCTCCACCATGCTGTGCAGACGCGTAAAATACAGCTCAGTCCAGCCGCTAAAGCCCTGAGTTCCCGGATGTGCAAGCATGTAGGCGCTGTTAAACAGGCCGTCCTGCGCAGTTGTCCACTGGTATATCTGGGACACAACCTTCAGGATATCCGGGCCGGTAACGGCAAACAGTGCGGTTTTATACTCTTTAGGTATCCGCTCCCACGTCTCAATGCTGTTGAAGACCTTGAAAATGTACAGCGCAACGGCCTGATTCAGGGGTCCCCTTATATAAGGGCAGTTGTGTAGAGGGGCGTTTGTGCAGGGGGCAGCAGTAGTATTCAGTACGGCAGTCAGAGCCTCCGGGTGCTTTGCATGCGGAAGCGCCCATCGATATGCAAAAGAGATGACGCACTGGCTTGTGCGGTCAAGGAATCTGTAGCAGTTGGTAAACTTTTTTGTGCTCAGCGCGTGCGCCACCTGCTCCGTATTCAATGGTAGTCTCACGTCTGCGGCATAGGCGTCCAGCGCCTGCAAAGTGGCTATCGGTATGCGCTGTTTCCTGCGCTGGAGATAGCGTATCTGTCGCTTGATTGAAAATTCCACAAAGACTTCAAACATTTTCAGGTCTACGGAAAAGCGGAAGGCAGAGTCAGAGCGGTTTACAGAAGGGCTCTTCAAAGCCCTTAAGGGTGTACTTTCAGCGTAATTTTGAAAGGTATTTGCAGGGGCGACAAGCGCCTGCACAAGCGCATTCAGACGGTTTAGATAGCTGTACAACGGGTCAGTGGGCATAGAATCTCCTTGTCAGTGAGTGTAATTAGGTGGCGCAATTGGCGCTGATTCAGTGTGTCTGAGGCATGGAATCAGTGTACATGATCGGCACTTGTTCAGTGTATCAAATATACTGATTCATGGGTCAGAAACACAAAATCAGCGTGCGATAAGTCTTTTATTGCCGTTCTTGAGAAAGAAGTCAATCCCTTTCAAAAGACGCGTTTTCGGATGGGAAACGGATTTTCCACGAAAATGAGAAGCGTTGGAATTCATCCCAAGTTATTGAAATGATTGGTAAAGATTTTTTAGTAAGTTATTTCAATAGGTAAGGCGACAAGTGGTTGTAATAACTGGAAATAAAAGTTTAGTGAGCTGTTTCAGTAGGTTATCGTGCAAGTATCTGTAATTACAGGCGAAAAAAGCTATTTTCGTGCATTTTCCCGCAAGGCGTTCAGGCCGTGGGCTTTGCGGGAAATCTTAGACTAACCTGTCGGAATAACTAATGAAAAATAAGTTAAGTAATT